AGAGATGAGGGGTGCAGCCGACAAGTATTACGGCAGACCAAGAAACCCACATATTTGGTTAGACAATCTGGGCCGTGTTATTGTTGTTGAGCAGGATATGACGCCAGAAGAAATTAGGAACTACGAAAAAGGTTACAGTCTACAAACAGATCGGAAGGAGTATTGATATGACTGAAGAAAAAACAAGCGTGTTTGATCATTGTGATGCTAAGATATCGGTGTATGGTATCGACAGGGCTTACTATGTGGATGAAACAAAAGAGTTGATAGTTGAAATACCATTCTTTAATTCTGACTATGAGGATAAAGAACAGTTTATACTAAAGGTTAACAAGGTCGCTAATAAATTAGCTGATGCATATACGCATTACGACAGACATGTTAATATCGAAATGACGTTTATCAATAAATATTGTAATGAGTGGTAACATGACACCTAAATTTGAAAAACTGGTAGGTATAGCTAACAGCCTATCTAATGAAGAAATATGCAGCTTAATTGAGGTTTTATCAGATAGAATGTCGGTGTATATAGGAACACATAATTCTGTAATGTTAAGCAGTGGAATACAAAGTGTCTGCCTTAACGGATGTAATGTTCAGATAAACCTAGACAGTTCTTACTATGAAGATCTTAAAGAGTGGAATGATTTTGAATCTGCAACGCTTAACAATTGACAATCAATGCGAATCACTTCACAAGGGTATCAATGGAAATAAGGAGATAAAAATGTTTATACCTAAAAGCAGAGTACTAGAGACACTACAAAAGATTGGTTACGATAACACGTTTCATGTAACCTTCCAGAAGACTGATGGTACGGAACGTAAAATGACATGCACAATGCCTACGCCAGACAAGCCACAGTTCGAGCTAAAGGACAACATGCCTGTAGTGGATTTGGACAAGGGGGCATGGCGATCATTCAATCTGTCACGAGTAACGGAAATAACTTTATGATAGGTCTAGAGTGTTTAGCGGTTGCGATCTTCTTTGAGGGTCGTGACCAACCTCTGATGGGGCAGTACGCTATCGCAGAGGTCGTAATGAATAGGGTAGAAGATCATAGATGGCCTAATACAATCTGTGGCGTTGTGTTTGATGATAAACAATTCTCTTTTACCCACGATGGAAAATCAGATAAGATAGAGAACTACACAATAAATAATCAAATAGAATGGGCAGCAGCATTAACGGCTCGTGCGGTAGCCTTAAAGGTTTTCGAGAAGGATAACAGTGCAATGACCTCTACCCATTATCACGCCTTAAGTGTGCGTCCCTCATGGATAAAGCATTATAAAGAAGATGGAAGGATTGGCGATCATGTATTCTATACCGCCCCAAATGGAAAATGAGTTGATTAGGATGGGTATACTCCCCCCAACGGAATTAGAAGCCTTAGAGGAATTAGTAGACCTTAAAGTAGAGTGTATGAAGGTGGGTTATTTTAGGAGTCCATATAATGAAGAAGGGGATATTGCGTTCTAACCCAATGGCAAAAGATTTAATGCAACCTAAATATAAGCAGAGGGTTGTAACGGAAAAGAAAAAGATTATATATAGAAAACGTAAGCATAAAGGAGATAGTAATGCGTATAAAAACAGCGAAAGTAGTTGACCCTGCAACTCACATGCTAGTTTGGGATGATGGCTCTGTAACAATATCTAACATTTTCAGAGGGTCTTGTGAGCTAAACAAAGATCAAGTCAATAGGTTTGTTGAGTTGTGGGAACAAACAGTAAAAGAGCATGAGGAAGGGGAAATACAATGACACCAAGAGAAGCAGCAGAGATAGAAGCTAAGAAAACATTCGAGGGCTTCATAAAGTGGTCTAAGGTTTCATTCTACTGGATCATGGCGATCTTAGTTATCTTAGCATGGTGTAATTTTGGCGCTGATACTGAAACTGGTAGTCAGTACAATGGTGAGGTTTACGCGCCAACTAATATAGGAGAGTAAATGATAGAGGAAGCTAATCTGAACTGGTCGCAATGGTGGATCTTAGCTATGATAACTTTGAACACGCTAATAAACACCATTGTTTTCTTTAAACATAGGTTCAAGGGAAATAGAGATGATTGAAGTAAAATATATAAATCACATGGGTGATGATCTTACTGTAGTAAATGCAGCTAGAGTAAGCTTTAATAAAAACTCTGAGCTTGAGTGTACTGACATACAGCGCGGTAATTATGAAATGAAGGAGGGAGATAAAAACCTTATTCGATACCTAGCAGAGCATAAACACATAAGTCCGTTTGGACACTGCTTTGCAAGCTTTCATGTCAAAGCTCCTGTCTTTGTTGCTCGACAACTGGTGAAGCATAAATTCTTACGATGGAATGAGATTAGTCGTAGGTATGTGGATGATGAACCTGAGTTTTATTGGCCTGAGAAGTGGCGTGGACGTAGTAAAAACAAGAAACAAGGCAGTGAGGGTGTGGTAGATGTAAATGGCATAGCCCCATTTGGCAAAGTAAAGTGGGAAACACTGGAGTGTTATAATAAACTTTTAGAGGCAGGAGTTTGTCCAGAACAAGCACGTATGATATTGCCACAGTCTATGATGACTGAGTGGTACTGGTCTGGCTCATTAGATGCCTTTGTAGACATGTGTAATCTACGCTGTAAGCCTGACACACAGGCTGAGACAAGCTCTGTAGCTTATGCAATAGATACATATATGTTAGGGCTATACCCTATCTCTTGGGCAGCATTGAGGACATAGAGCATGAATGATAAAAAAATAATAAAAATGTGCATATTGTTAGCTAGAAAATACAGTGACCCACAGGAATTTGATGACCTTGTTTCTGAGGGGCTTATTAAATGCCTTGAATTAAAAAACTCTGGAGTAACTAATCCTAAAATACTGTATAAGTCAGCAGCGATACAAATGAATGAATACTATAATATTCGCAAACACACAGTTTTTGTTCCAGTTCAAGGAAAAGCAAAGGGCCTATCAGGGGAAAATGATTCTATCAATTGGACTGATATTGCTATGTTTAATGCTCTGAGGGCAGAGGTGATTGAGTTAAACGAAAATGTAGCTACCACCCCCTCAGTGGAAATTGAGTATGAACAAAAAGAGTGGATAAGGCATATAAAAAGTATAATGGTTGAGGTTCTTGATAAAGAAGAGATGAAAATAATAGACATGAGGTATTTTAGCAACATGACACAAGATGATGTGGCAAATAAGATAGGGAAACACCAGAAATGGGTCTCTCGTAAGGAAATAAAGGCTTTAAAAAAGATACGTGATAGCCTTTGATGTCTAAGAATAAAAATAAGGTACATATACATTAGTGTCCTAACGTAAGTATAAAACTTAAGATTTATAATAATACTTAAGTAAACATAAGTAGGTAAATATGGCAGAAGTAACTCACCAAGATTGTCCACATTGTGATCACAAAGGTTGTTATTCTTATAATGAAGAGAAGAATGTCTACAACTGTTTCTCTTGTGGTAAATCTGGAATATTAAATAAGGATCAGGATATGAATGTTGCATATCTAAAGAGGGAAACCCCCTCTGATGGAAATTATGTAAAGATGCGTGGAATTAATGAAGCAACAATGAAAGACTTCAATGTTCTTACGTTTAAAGACAGACAAGAATATGTTTACCCTTCTGGGGGAATTAAGGTTCGTAGGTTAGAAGACAAAGCGTTCTACACCAAAGATGGTTTTAGGGGTGACGAATTATTTGGTATGAACTTCTTTACTGCAGGTTGTTCTAAAACTGTAACAGTAACTGAGGGCGAACTAGACGCTCTCTCAGTAGCCCAAATACTTAAGAGCAATTACATCAACCCTGTTGTCTCTTTACCCTCTGCAACGCCCTCTAAGAAGCTCTGGGAGAACTGTGCAGATTGGTTAAATAGTTTTGAGCGTATAGTGTTGTCTGTTGATAATGATGAAGCAGGAAATGCTGTAGCTGATCGCATGGCTAGACTATTTCCTAACAAGGTCTATCGTGTCCCACATGATAAATACAAAGACGCTAATGATTTCTTAAAGGCAGGGGCTATACAGGAATTTAAGTCTGCATGGTTCAAGCCACAAAAGCACACACCAGAGAATGTTATCAATACGTCTGAACAATTCTTATCGTTGTATCACGATACTCCAGAACATCAATATGTTCCGACAGGTATTCAATCTTTAGATGATAAGATACTTGGGTTGATGCAAGGACACTTTACAGTTATCAAAGCCCCAACAGGAATTGGTAAGACTGAGGTCATGCGATACCTCGAATACAATATGTTGCAGCGTCAAATACCGATTGCAACTTGGCATCTCGAAGAGACAAAACTAAGATCTCTCCTTGGGCTTGTGTCTTATCACGTTGGTGACAACCTTACTCGAAGGGATTTGATTGAAGATAAGGACGCAGGGGAATTAGTCGTGGAGGCCATCAAGGGAATTACGAAGGATGAAAACCTGTATCAGTTTTATCTGTCTGATGGTCAGGGTGCTGATGAACTGTGTGATCAGATACGTTTCTTCAGTCAAGCCTGTGATTGTAAGTTTGTATTCTTTGAACCGATACAGGATGTAGTTGCAGGTACATCAGAAGAAAGCAAAGAGGCTATGCTTGCTGACCTATCTATCAGGTTATCTAAACTCGCTGCAGAACTAAACGTGGGTATCGTAACAATTGCACACACAAATGAAAATGGTGATCCAAAATATTGTAAGATGATTGGTCAACGTGCATCGGTTATACTTGACCTAGCTCGTGACAAAGAAGCTGACGATCCAGAGGAGCGCAACACAACTTACATCAGCGTACAAAAAAACCGCCCCTGCAGTGAAGAAGGAAGAGGCGGCAAGATGAGATTTAGTTCTGATAGCTTTACACTACGAGAGGTATTATGAGTATATTTGACATAGAAACAGACGGACTAGATAGCACAAAGATTCATGTGTTGTCTTGGTTAGGTGAAGACAAACAGGTACATCATACGCACGACTATGAGGCTATGCGTATCTTCTTTACAGAAGCACCAATACTAATTGGTCATAACATTATTCGCTTTGACATCCCTGCAGTGGAAAAAGTGCTAGGCATTAAGGTAAAAGCAAGGCTAATCGACACTTTACCTTTGTCATGGTATCTGGACTTCTATCGCCCTAGTCATGGGCTTGCTAGTTATGGTGAAGAGTTTGGTGTACCAAAGCCAAAGATTGACGATTGGGAAAACCTATCCCCAGAGGAATATGCACATCGTTGTGATGAAGATGTTCGCATCAATACTGTGTTGTTTAATCGTCTGAACTACAAACTAGAGAAGCTGTATCCAGATCAAAGAGATAAAAATAGGTTTGTTGATTACCTGATGTTCAAGATGCAGTGTGCAGCAGAGCAGGAAGCCCTGCAGTGGAAATTAGATGTAGAAAAAGCAACGACCCACTTAGAGGAATGGGAAGGGTTAAAGAATGACAAAATCGAGGCTCTGGCTAATGCAATGCCAAAACGTATATTATTTACTACCAAGACCCGACCAAAGAACATGCACAAAAAAGACGGTAGTTTGTCTTCACATGGGGAAAAATGGGTACAGCTTTGCAAACAGGAGAGGCAACCAGTTTCTACACAGAGTATGGTGGTCAAATCAGGGGAAGAACTTGCTAACCCTAACAGTATGGTACAAGTCAAAGATTGGCTCGACTCTCTGGGGTGGAAGCCTCGAACCTTCAAATACGTGAGGGAAGATGATAGAAGTGAACGCAAGATAGAACAGGTCAGGAAAGATGGAGAATTATGCTCGTCAGTTAAAGAACTTGAGAAGATTGAACCTAGTATTGCTCTTCTTGATGGTTTGTCAGTTCTCACTCATAGGATTGGCATACTCAAGTCTATGTTGGAATCAGAGCGAAATGGCTATGTCAAAGCGTCTATCGCAGGTTTTACAAATACACTACGGTTTCGACACGCCAAGCCACTTGTCAATCTGCCTTCCGTTGACAGACCTTATGGAAAAGAGATTAGAGGTTGTCTGGTAGCTCCAGAGGGTCATACGTTGTGCGGTGCTGATATGACATCCTTAGAAGACACAACGAAACGTCACTACATGAAACCACTAGATCCAGACTATGTAGAGGAAATGAGCAAGGATGGTTTTGATCCACACCTTGACCTAGCAAAACATGCAGGTATTGTTACACAAGATGATATTGACAAACACAACTCTGGTGAAAGATCACTGAAAGCCTTGCGTAAGAATTATAAGGTGGTTAACTACTCTGCTACATATGGTGTAGGAGCTTCTAAACTGGCTCGTGAGACAGGTATGAGTAAGTCTGAGGCCCAGAGCTTACTAGATGCCTTTTGGTCACGTAACTGGGCAGTACAGAAGGTAGCAAACAATCTTACAATAAGAGAGGTAAACGGATCACAATGGATACAAAACCCAGTTTCAAAGTTCTGGTACAGTTTAAGGTCTGACAAGGACAGGTTCTCAACTCTAAATCAGGGAACAGGGGTCTATTGTTTCGACAGTTGGGTAAAAGAATGCCGTAAGATGGGAATACAGACCATAGGTCAATTCCATGATGAAGTGATAGCTTTAACTGAAGAGGGAAAAGAAGATGTTATTGAAAACGTGATGGATTTAGCAATCAAATCTGTGAACCAAGATCTACAATTAAATGTTGTTTTAGGCGTAGACGCACAGTTTGGCAAATCGTATGCAGAGATACACTAAAATATTTTTTATATTTTGTGTCTAAAGTTACGAAAAAAGTACATATATATAATTACCAGAGTCTAGAAAGGACACTCGAATGACAAAATATACTATGGATATGGTTCTTGAATACGCAAAAGTATTCCCCCAAAACGCAGATATGGGAAGCCCTGATGGACCTCGTGCTGCACAGGCAATCTTTCAGAAGGGTGGTCAGTACGCTGTAAACGGTTACTTCACAGACGAAAACCAAATTCAAGAATTAATCGCAGGTGGGCTTGACCCAAAACCTATGAACAGTGATCGTATTCTTGAGGGTAACTCAGATTATGGCATTGGTAAATTTATGCGCCTCAAACGAGCCGTGAGTGACATTAAAACTTTTACTGACCGTAAGACAGGAGATCCTGTAGAGGTTGATTACGGTGGCGTTCCTAAAGTTGTAGACCTAACTCAGGGCAAAGACAACAGACGGTTGTGGGACTTTGAGAAAGACGGTGCATTGGGTAACGGCACTAAGGCAAAAGTACAGTTCGAGACTTATGCAAGTGGTGCAGGTATCCGACTACTAAACGTAGGTGTAACTGAACATGTCTCGTATGTTTCACTAGATGAAATAACAGAAGACGATGAACTCTTTATGGTAGGGTAACATGAAAATACAGATCATAGCTGAATCAGAATCTAAGGACGATGGCTTCACAGGTAAAACCTCTATGGAACGTGAAGACATAGAAGATATAAATGGTCTTCTCTGGTTGTTTAGTGAGTTTTGCCAAGCCGCAGGGTTTACCTATGTAAAAGCAGTAGCCGTTGAAAAAGATGATGGCGAAATGATCTGGAGTGATTTCTAATGATCAAAGGCAAAGTGCTGATTGATGGTGATATTGTTGCTTATAGAGCAGCCTTTGCCACTGAAGATAGTTCCCCCAAGGACGCAGAAGAAAAGTGTATGGATGTTCTTGATTACATTCTTGGGGAAACTGCCTTACCTTTTCCAGACAAAAGCGATTACATGGTCTTCCTCACAGGTAAAGGAAACTTTAGATATGACATTGCTAAATCCTTTCCCTACAAGGGGAATAGGTCAAAGCGAGAAAAACCTATACACTTGAGTCATATTAGAGATTTTATGGTACAGGAGTATGATGCAATTATTAGCGAAGATGAGGAAGCTGACGATCTTATTGCGAAAGAGGCAACAAGATTAGGCTCTGATACTGTTGTTGCATCCATAGATAAAGATATGCTGCAGATCCCCTGTTGGCATTTTAACTTCAACACAGGGGCATGGACTAAAGTTGACGATTGGTCAGGTTTAAAGTTCTTCTACTCACAGATCCTGTCTGGAGATAGTGCGGATAATATTGTCGGGCTTTATCAAGTTGGCAAAAAGACTGCTGATAAGATGCTTGATAAATGCAAAACAGAAAAAGAACTCTGGAAAGCTTGTATTAAAGAGTATGATGGAGACACAGACCGTGTTTTAGAAAATGCCAGATTACTTTGGTTAAGACGGAGGGAGGGAGAGATATGGGAACCGCCAGTGCCAGTAAAGCCAAAGGGAGACTAGGCCAACAAGAGATAAGAGACGCTATCCTCAAGGCATTTCCAAGACTAGAGCCTGATGATGTTAGAAGTACGGCTATGGGGCAATCTGGAGAAGACATTCAGTTATCCCCAAAAGCAAGAAAACTCCTACCGTTGTCGATAGAAGTTAAAAGAAGGAAGAACCTACAAACGGTTTATGATTGGATGTCACAAGCAGACCAAGGTAATTATGAGCCTGTTGTATTTTTCAGGGCTGATAGAAAAGACTGGGTTGTAATGGTTGGACTTGATCACTATATGGAGCTTATAAAGAGATGGAGAAAGTAGTGTATAAAGTTCACGCAGTTTTAGATGGCCCAGTAGAAGATCCAGAGGGCAACATATGGTTAAATTGTAAGATACAGGGAGATGATGACGAGGTTTTCATAGATGATATCCCTTTTGACAATGTTACTTCAGCCTACGAGTTTAAGAAGAGGTTAAGCCAACCAACTTTAGAGCCAGTGGAATTAGAGTTCTATATAGCCTCAGAGAAGCTTCACTAATGGGCAAACGTAGTGACTTTGAAAGAAGGCCAAGGGATTATTATCCTACGCCTATAGAGGCTATTGAGCCGCTTATAGCCCACTTGCCGTATAAGTTTGATTACATCGAACCTTGTGCAGGGGATGGCAGACTCATAGATCATATACACACCCTTACAGGTGGATCAGGTGTTTGTCATGGGGCTATTGATATAGAGCCTCAAAGAGCAGATATATTGAGGGCTAACGCATTACAATTACAGACGGAGCTTTATGACCCAGAAACATTTATAATAACTAACCCACCTTGGGAAAGACAGATATTACATGCAATGATAGATAACTTTATGGCTATCTGTAAGTCTTGGCTACTGTTTGATGCAGATTGGATGCACACAAAGCAGTCGGCTATCTTAATGACCTACTGCTCTAAGGTTGTTAGTGTTGGAAGAGTTAAGTGGATTGAAGGAAGTAAGAGCGTAGGAAAAGACAACTGCTGTTGGTATTTGTTCGATGCAGAACATAAAGGGGCAACAGAATTTTATGGAAGGATGGTAGAATATGCTTAATGAAACAGACCTAGACGCATTTGGTTACTATGATGAAAGTTGGAAAAGTAATGAGAATACAATTCCAACAGCTTATCAGCAGTATATTGCTATAGGTAAATATGCAAGATGGGTGGAGAATGAAGGTAGGCGTGAGACTTGGCATGAGACTGTTAACCGCTACATGGATAACGTTGTAAAGCCAGTGGTAGGAGATGATAGTTTTGTAGACTCTATCGGTAGGGCAATACTTAAGCTAGATGTTATGCCATCTATGAGAGCTTTAATGACTGCAGGTACTGCCTTAGATCGTGATAACACTGCAGGGTATAACTGCTCTTATCTTCCAGTAGATGACATCAAATCATTCGATGAAGCTATGTATATCTTGCTTTGTGGCACAGGTGTAGGTTTCAGTGTAGAACGCAAGTACATTGAGAAACTACCAGAAGTCCCTACTCTATTTGATAGCGACACAACAATTACTGTTAAAGATAGTAAAGAGGGTTGGGCTAAAGCTTTAAGACTACTTATTGCATTGTTGTATTCTGGTGAGATTCCTAAGTGGGATGTATCTAAAATCAGACCTGCAGGAGCTAGACTAAAGATCTTTGGTGGTCGAGCGTCTGGACCTGCCCCACTCATTGATTTATTTAACTTTGTTTTATCAACATTCAATGGAGCACAAGGACGGCAGCTTTCCTCTTTAGAGTGCCATGATATTATGTGCTTCATAGGAAATGTGGTTGTCTCTGGCGGTGTCAGACGATCTGCTATGATCAGCTTATCTAACCTACAGGATGATCGTATGCGTCATGCTAAATCAGGGCTATGGTATGAGCACAATGGACATAGAGCGCTATCTAATAATTCTGTAGCATATACAGAAAAACCAGAGGCAGAAACTTTTATGAGAGAATGGTTGGCTCTTATTGAAAGTAAATCAGGAGAGAGGGGTATATTTAACCGTGAAGCATCTAAAAAACAAGCTGCAAAGAATGGGAGAAGAGACATTGAACATGATTTCGGCTGTAACCCCTGTAGTGAAATTATATTACGGCCCTATCAGTTCTGCAATCTTACAGAAGTTGTTGTTCGCAAAGAGGATACTATTAACGATCTGGAGCGAAAAGTCCGTTTGGCAACAATTCTGGGAACAATCCAATCAACATACACCAAATTCCCCTACTTGCGAAAGGTGTGGCAGCGAAATACAGAAGAAGAACGACTGTTGGGTGTGTCACTCACAGGGATAATGGATAACCCAATCCTGACCAAAGAGAATAGCGGTCTAGGCAAAACCTTAGAAAGGCTACGAAATGTTGCGATTACTACAAATGCTGAATGGGCTGAACGTCTTGGTATCAACCCTTCTACTGCTATCACTTGTGTCAAACCAAGTGGTACTGTCTCTCAACTTGTTGACTCCGCTAGTGGGATTCATTCTCGCCACAGCGATTATTACGTTCGCACAGTTAGAGGGGATAACAAAGACCCATTAACTCAGTTCCTAAAAGATCAAGGAGTATCTAGCGAACCTTGTGTTATGAAGCCAGACACAACAACAGTGTTTAGCTTCCCTATCAAATCTCCAGACGGAGCTATTGTAAGAAATAATCTCACAGCTATTGAACAATTAGAAACATGGCTTATATACCAGAGACATTGGTGTGAACATAAGCCAAGTATCACCTGTACAGTAAGGGATGATGAATGGTTTGAGGTAGGTGCATTTGTTTATAAACACTTTGATGAAATGTCTGGGGTATCCTTCCTACCTCATTCAGATCATGTTTATCAGCAAGCACCTTATCAAGAGTGTACAAAAGAGGACTATGACATGTTATACCATAACACCCCGAAATACATAGATTGGTCTAAACTCGAAGAGTACGAGAAAGAGGACACGACAAAATCTAGTCAGACCTTTGCTTGTACAGGTGATGTATGTGAGGTTGTAGATATATAATGATAGAGGTTATCGTACAGGACGATATGCTACTTAGATCTAGAGATAAAGCTAAGAAATTAGGATCTCTAGGTCGCAGCATAACAAGAGGTCAAGGCAATCTAGCAGGTTTTGTTGGGGAAGAAATAGCTTTGTCTATTTTAGGTGGTAGGTTTGATAATATAGCTAAGAATGTAGATTATGACATACTACTCCCCGATGGAAAAACTGTTGATGTTAAGACCAAGAGGACTTCAGTAGAACCAAAACCCTTCTATGAATGTTCTATAAACACTTACTACAAACAGAAGTGCGACTATTACGCTTTTGTACGTGTTCATAATGACCTTCATGTTGGTTGGTTTCTTGGTTGGTATCCTAGAGATAAATACTATGAGGATAGTACCCATTTCAAGAAGGGAGACAAAGACCCCTCGAACAACTTTACATTCAAAGCAGATGCTTACAACATGCCAATATCAAAACTAATCTTACCACAGGTGGAAAATGTCTGACATAGTAAATAACCCGAAACATTATAATCAAGCAGGTATCGAATGTATTGATGCTATTCGAGCCGCAACAGGAGAGGGGTATGAGCATTACCTACAGGGGAATATAATAAAATATCTCTGGCGATACAGGTACAAGAATGGAGTAGAAGACCTAGAAAAAGCTCAATGGTATCTCAAAGAACTAATAAAAGAAAAGGCCCCATAAGGGGCCTCTTTAGTTTTATACAAGCTCAAAGTGGGGAGCGTCTATAAAGGGCCTTCGCCCCTGTGACCGTCTTAGATCAACATAATCATTCATAGCTTCTTCCATAGGCTTACCGTTCTCCCACCAAGATCCTATATCATTTATATGCCAAGCTGCCCCCCAACGCAAATTAGTAATTCTTAAAAGGGATGCTGCTTGAGCCATAGCATCAGCAATTTCATCATATAGATTTAATTCCCATCTACCGCCTGATCCTGCAACGTATGCCATCAGGTCTACGGCTTTGCCTTCTAAATGTTTAGATTTCATAGTCTGTGATGCGCCCTTTGCAACAAGAGCTTCTTGTTCTGCCTTGGTTCTTAACCCACAAATCACAGAGAAATCCTGTTCGCTCACTTGAATCGCTTTTTCAACTATCTTAACGAGTGTCGGATCAACACCCTCTAGTTTTTCTATACTTCTTTTACCTAACTTAAAACTCATATCATTTCTTCCTCTGAAAGACTGTAGAGAATATGTTCCCAATCCCTCTAAATATGTCTGTTGGTGTGGGCAGTAACCACCCAAGCAAGAGCAAGAGTATAACCCAGATTGGTATATTCGTGTTTGAGATTTTGATTTCTTCGATCTTTTCCGCTTCGACTTCTTTCGTAACTGTCGTTGTATTAATGTCTCTACCTGCATCCTGTTGGTTCTGTTGTCCGACCAACTGTTGTGTGTTCTCTTTACCTGCAAGGACATTGGCATTTACAGAAGGGCCTCCTTTACTAGAAAAAGGATTAAGGAATGATGGTATTGTTGCACATCCGACAAGAAGACTACTTATCAGAAGACTTACTATAAGATTCTTCATGTATCACTCTCGTTGGTGTTACTGTTGTTTTAGATTCTTTACCCATCCAAATACCAAAACACCCTGTTAATGCACCCATGCAAACAGACACAAGACCTGACTGTTGTATTGTCGGATCAGGTAAAGCCATGTACCAATGAACAGCCTGATATGTTAGTATAGTTACAGCCAACATCATCAACCTTGGTATAATTTTCCAATCATCAATTACTGTGTGTGCCATTGTCCCTCGCATAAACTATTGCAATCTTTTTATTTCGGGTAATTATCATAACCTTACCGTTCTTATCATA